TCGGGAACCTTTGATGTGGCCACAGACGTTGCAGCGGCCTTGGCAACAGTGGTTGCCGGCAGACTGACCTCCGCACTGGCCGCCAGTGGCGGGGCTTTGGCATTCAATGCGGTTCAGGCTGGTCGGGTTCAATTAGCTCTGGGCCGGATGGGAGGTGCTTCCACCACTGCTGCTGCTGGCATGTTGGCGATGGGGGGTGCCGCGAGAGCCGCAAGCGCATCAATGGCGCTCCTTGGCGGTCCTGTTGGTGTCGCATTGATTGCCGCAGGCTCACTTTATTACTTTCGAGATGCCTTGTTTGCCACAAGGGTAGAGCTTGGCGAGGCGGGCAGAGAGGTTCGCGGATTTACCGAAGGCTTGGAAGACATGACGGCGGCTCAGGTTGAAAATATCCGATCGTCTCTTGCCGAACAAATGAGAGAAAACAAGATCGCCATTGCCGAGGCTGGCGTAGAGCTTGACCGGTTAAAGGAAAAACAGAACTCTCAGAATGTCGTTTACCAAGGGCGGCCCGGTGCCGCTACCGCACAAATTGGCAATGCTGAAAACGAAATTGCACGCTTAACAAAACTTGGCGGTGTAATACAAGAAGAATTACAAAAAGTTGAAACGCGCAGCGAAAGCTTATCTAAAAGCGCTTCAGCAGCAGCAGCGGCCACAGCTAAAGCAGGAGTAGCCGCCGCCTCTAAAGCGATAAAACAAGAACTGGAATTTCTGCGAACACAGAATGCTCTCATTGAATCGGGAGTTTCTGCAACCGAAGCAGAAATAATTGTAAGAGAAAAGAAGACACAGCTACAACTTCAAAGCAAAGGACTGACCGCAGCCGAGGCCGCTGAATATGTAGCGCTTGGAAACGCTATTGATGACGCAAGGGAAGCAGAAGAAAAACAGGCATCAATTAACAGAGAGGCATCTGGAATTGCAGCCAGCCTAATGTCAGAAGAAGCCTCGATTATCGCTTCGTACGAGCGGCGTCGAGATATTATTCTTGACAGCACAAATACAACCGGCACAGCTCGAAACAATTTACTTGTTCAGCTCGAAAATGAAAAAAACGAAAAAATAAACGATTTGAACGCTGGCTTCTGGGAGCAATACTTAGAATCTGCAGAAGTAACAATGAGTGACTTTCAAAAGCTAACATCTCAAGTTGCAAACAACTTTACGTCAAGTTTTGGCAATGCGTTTGAGTCTGTAATCTTTGATTTTGAAAGCGTGGAAGACGCTGGCAAAAAAATGCTTGAAACGCTGCTTCGCTCAACTGTTAACGCCCTTGCGCAGATGGCGGCGCAGTGGTTGATTTATCAGGCCGTTCAAGCCGCCTCTGGGTCCGCCGCTGGCGCAGCATCGGCCACGGCTCTATCGGCAGAGGCGGCGGCATTGCAGCAGGTTGCTGCTGTTGGCGCATACGCTTCAACAGCCGCTATCCCTATAGTTGGGCCGGCACTCGCCCCAGCCGCAGCAGGATCGGCGATAGCCACAACAACGCCTTTTGTTGCAGCGGCTACAGGGTTAGCAGCAACCATGGGAACAGCGATGGCAGGAGCCCGCGCAATGGGCGGCTCAGTAACAGGCGGCGGGTCATACATGGTCGGCGAGAACGGGCCGGAGGTTGTTACCATGGGCGGCTCGGGTGTAGTTACGCCGTCGAGTGTCAACAACAATGGCGGCACCACCAACGTCACTCAAGTATTCCAGTTGGGCGGTGGCGGTGGCGATGCCAAGCGCGAGATACTGGCAGCCGCGCCATTCATCAAGGCTCAGGCTAAACAAGCCGTACTTGAAGCGATCAACCAAGGCGGGGCCATGAGTCGCGCTGTCGGCAGGAGAGGATAATGGCGGTCAAAGACTTCCCGAGCATCACCGCAGATGCGGAATCATGGAGCGTTATCTCCAACACTCAGGGATTCACAAGTGATCTAAACGGCGCAACTCAGACGGCGGTACTGCCGGGCGCAAGGTGGAGCGCTTCGTTAACCTTCACCAACCGCACGGGTCGAGAGGCGAGGGCGCTTCAGGGGTTCCTGGCTGGCTTGCAGGGTACGGCGGGGCGGTTCTACCTGACGCCTGTACATTGGACGCCTTTGGGCTCTCCCGCTGGAACGCCTGTGGTTGCAGTTAGTCAGTCACCAAACGCTATCACTCTGCAAACATCCGGGTGGAATGTGAGCGTCACTGACCTGCTCGTCTCCGGGGACTACTTCGAGATCAACGGCGAGCTTAAAAAGATCACGGCTGATGTGTCGTCGAACGCTTCGGGCGAGGCGACATTAGAGTTTGCGCCCCCACTTCGTATCGCCGCTACATTAGGCCAGTCGATACGCTATACTGAGCCGAGGTCTATCATGCAGCTGAAAGGCGACGACCAAGCATCATGGCAAGCATCAGGCCCGCACATTTACGCAGTCACCATGGACGCTTTCGAGGCGCTTGATATATGAGAGACATACCTACTGGCATTGTTACAGCGCTGGAGTCATCAATATTCAGGCCGCTGTTCCTTGTTGAGATTCAGTTCGACACTGTGCTTAGATTCTCAAGCGCTTATGGTGCAATCACGGTTGCCGGCGTGGAGTACCTTGGCGCGGCCAACCTTGGCAACATCACCAGCGCAAAAGAAAACTCAGACCTTGACCCCAACGAACTAAAAATAACCTTGGCAGGTATATCAGACGCCTCGCTTTCAGCAGTTGGTAGCAGCAACTATTTAAACCGGGATATAGCAGTAAGGGTTGCCATGTTTGATGAAGATGGCGGCGTAATTGATGATGCTGTGATGAATTACTTTATCGGCAAGACTGATGATGTGAAGTTCAATTACGGTAAACAAAGCTCTATCGTTGTAACGGCGCGTGATAGGCTTGCGGACTGGTCGAGGCCAAGGGTTGAAAGGAACATGAATTCAGATCAGCAGGCGACCTATCCGGGCGATAAGGGCTTTGAGTTCGTTGGGCAGATTGCGGATAAGAAGATCATTTGGCCTAAAGGGGAGTTCTTCGAATGAGCTTTTGGAGTGAAATTGGCGATGTAGGGCAAAATTTTGTAGACGGGTTTACGGATTTGGGCGGGGCTGTTGGGGATTTCTTTACCGATCCATTAGGCGCTCTTGAGGATGCCTTTAACGCTACGTTGGACATAGTTACGCTTGGGACGTTCTCTTATGCCAAAGATAAGTTCAGGGAGTACATACAAGGACTAATACCAGAACAAACATTCCAAGACAGACAGCGCACGGTCAGAAGCGCCACTGAGCCCAAAACTGTTATCTATGGCAGGGCGCGGACTGGCGGGCAGATTGTTTATACTGAGGATCAAGGCAAGGACAACATCCTGCTATGGATGTGTTTTGTTGTAGCGGGGCACGAAGTCGAAGAGATTGAGACTGTCTATGCAGATGGCAAGGTAGTTGCAACAAGCAACGGGCCTGGCGTTAACGGCTATATGGTCAGGCCGTCAGGAAACCCGTTTGGCGATAACATTTTGGCATGGTCAGTGCATGGGAACAGATACTCTGCATTTATTCCAAGTACAAATGTTGACTATGACGACGACAGCTATGACGGGACATTCTCTCCGCCAAGCTGGACATCTAGTCACCGGCTGTCTTACCAGTCCTATGTGTGGATTAACCTGATATTCGATAAAGAGACATTTGGAGACTCAGGACTTCCCAGATTCACATTCGACGTGAAAGGAAAGAACGATCTATACGATCCCAGGACAGGAGTGTCAGGCTATTCAGACAACCAAGCGCTGGCGATGCTGGACGTTCTCCGCTGGGATCGGATGTTTGACGAAAGCGATTCGGCCATAGACTTGCCCAGTTTTATTAGTGCAGCCAATGCCGCTGATGATCTCGTGGCGTCGGGCGTGGGCACAACTGAAAAGCGCTACACCGTAAACGGCACATTTAAGCTGCAAGCCATCCCCTTAGAGATACTGAAATCAATCGCTTCAGCGGGCGCGGCAACACCCTACTTTGACGTAGCATCGGGCAAGTGGAGCGTGTCACCGGGCGTTTATGAGCCCCCAGTTTTAAGCCTTGACGAATCAGACCTTGTTGGCGGGCTGCCGTTCCAAGTTGGCCCACCCAAGAACAGCCGCAACAACGTAGCAAAGGGTACCTACATAGACGCAGATCAAAACTTTGAGGCCGTCGGCTTTGAAGAGCTTTATATCAGTGAGTATGTGGCTGACGATTTGGAGGTGCTGGAAAACTCCTATGATTTCCCTTGGACGAATTCCGGCACAATGGCGCGCCGTCTCGCTAAAATTGACATTGAGCGTAACCGGTTTGGAATCAGCCTGAAAGCAGTCTGCAAATTCAAGGCGATTGTGCTTACACCTGGCGACCGCGTATCTCTGTCAATATCCCGTCTCGGCTGGAGCCCTAAAGTCTTCCGGGTTGAGTCTGTCGAGATTTCCTTCGAATCAGGCGTTGCACTTGAGCTTAGAGAAGACGCAGCCGCAATTTACGCATGGGAAGAAGGCGACGCGCTGGCGCTTGATAAGCCGCCCGCCATAAGCACCCCCGGCGGCATGACCATCAGCTCACCTTCCGGTATTACGTTCGAAGAGGGAACGTATCTGTCAGTAGAGGGCGAAGTAAAGGCGCAGCTCACAGTGTCGTGGAATGACCAGCCGTCGGCCCTTGCCTATGACTTGCAGTTTAGGATCAGCGGCGATCCCTTGTGGATTAACGCGGCTTCGTTCTGGCAAGACAATCAGTTCCCGATTCGTGACATAACCGGCGGCACGTATGATGTTCGAGTCAGGGCTATTAGCCGCATTGGCAAGCGCTCGGGCTGGACCTCTGCGACTTACACTGCTGACAGCTTCATAGCCGACCCTGTGCAGGCATTGGCAGCCATTGAGATCGAGAACACGCCCAAGAATCCAGACACAATCTATAGCACCATTCTCGTTGATGTGACTGCCCCGGCTGATACGGATTACGATTACGCGGTGATCCAATATCAAAAAGACGGCGATCCAGATTGGCAGAGCGCTGGCCCGGTTGATGATAACGGCGATAAGCGGATTATCGTTGAGGCCGATGGAGTAACCTATAACATCAGGGCGGCTTCTGTTTCGGTGATTGGGATTCGCTCAAGCGTTTGGACAAGTGGCGCGATCACAATCACCAATTCCATCAATAAAGAAGATGGGGATGTTGGCGCTCATATTGCTGTGCCGCCTGTACATGGTCTTGAGATATTTGAGCAAGGTAATAACGCTGAGTTTACAGGCCGTGATGCCAAGTTTGCTTGGCGCAAGACGTCAATTACAGATTGGCAAGAGTTCGGGGCAGAGGGCTTTTTAGGCGCTGGCAGCGGCAACCTTGATCAATACTTTAAGGACTATCAGCTAGAGGTCTGGGTAGACGGTGAAGTTGTCCGTACAGAGTTTGTGGTGGATGCGTCCTACGTTTACACCTTTGAGAAAAACGCAGAAGATTATAAGCGTGTGCTTGGCGTAGTGGGCGCATGGCGTGAGTTTGAGGTTAGAGTTTATTGCCGGTCAAGAATGAACGGGATCAGCGATCGGCCTGCAAAGCTAGACGTATCCAACACCGCCCCCGAACCCTTAGCCGCACTCTCAGTAGTACCAGGCTTCAGCGTGATCGAGATCAGCTATCTGCGCCCCGATGATCTGGATTTTGCAGGC